TCGGCGTTAAGTAGCGGCCACAGCTTGCTGAGAGTGAGCTTGAGAACTGCTGCACCCGCACCTTGGATGGGGGTGTTGCAGCGCGTGGTGAGCTTGTTGTTCTCGCCCGGTAAAAACCGCCGCAATTCCGAGATGCGTATGCGGATAGATGGATTCCCCTTAGCCGCATCAGCAGCGCGAGCATTGTCGTGCTGCCATTTGGAGATGCCTTGATAAGCAGCGTGGAACTTCCGCCGGACCTCAGCCGCCTCATCAAGATCCATCTTGATACCCGTCTGCGCCGCGTAATTCCTGAGTCCTTTCGCTCCACTTCCGTACAAGAGTCCAAAATTCGCCGACTTACTGACCTGCCTCTGCTCCTTCGTGACCTCATCCTCTGCGACCCCATAGATCTGCGTAGCAGTAATCGTATGAAGGTCCTTTCCCTGCTGGAACACTTCTGTCATTAAAGGATCCTTTGCTTCTGCGGCAGCCAGTCGCAGCTCCATCTGCCCGTAGTCAGCCACCACCAACTTCCACCCAGCTGGAGCCTGCACACACGCCCGAAACCGCTTGTCCCTGGGGATCTGCTGCAAGTTGGGGCTCATGCAACTCATCCTGCCGGTGTCAGCCCCCATTTGCAGGTAGCTGGCGCGGATAAAACCGTCTTTATCGAGATTGCTGAGTAGCGTTTCGGCCATTTGCCGCCGCTTCTCCACCCGCTTCCACCGCAGGTAGTCCGCAATAATCACGTGATCAGCGACATACTCCTGTAACGCTGATTTGCTGGCACTTTTCTTGCCGGACTGCATGTTGACCGGGGCTTCCCCCAGCAATGCAGTGAATTTCTTCAGGAGTTGGACAGGACTATTAAGGTTGAACACCTCCGGGTCAGCTTTTCTTCCTTTTGGCCCCGGTTTTGTCTGGTACTTAATCGTCCCATCTTCAGCGCGGAAAAGTTTCTCACTCTCCGGCAGAGCAGCATCGAAATCCTCAATGAACTTTGTACCGATTTCGTTGTGCTGAATGTCCAAATCTTCGATCAGCTGGCGCAGTGATTTCTCATCAAACGGAAGCCCCGTGCGCCAAAGCTGTGCCATTGCTGGCAACGCAGAACACTCAAGACTCCACGCCCGGTACAGGCGCCCAGTTGCCATCCGCTGCTGAATCTGCTCGTACAACTCCAACAGCACCAGCACATCTTTAGCCGCATATTCAAGCTGGCTATCTGTCAGCTGCTGGGACCAATCACTAGCTTGTTCCTCCTTAGAAATGTCTTCCTTGAGATAACGGTGCACAACAGGTTTTAGGCCGTGTTTTATATTCGGCATACCGTTGGTCAGGATCCGACTGGCCAGCATGGTGCACAACACTGTGCCCTGTGGATATACCTCATGCTCCTGCAACCAGCCGAGGTCAAACACAGCATTGTGCGCAATCCACGTGCGCTCAACCTGAAAAAAGTCGTCCAGTTCGATCTCGTCTTCGGGCTCCAGTGCCCACATGTCAATAACAACCGGATCCTGACCAGGCGTGGCTAGCTGCAGCAACCGCAATCCCCCGATGACGGGCTGGAGCCCTGTAGTCTCAACGTCAAACGCAACAAGATCTGCGTTGTCGAGCGTGTGGAGATGCTCGATGCCTTGGAGAATGCGCACGCCTGGTAGGGCTAACTTGCGGTCTACTCTAGCACACTAATAGACTCCCGAGCTGGGCAGTCCTCGGCATAAACAGAACCAGCCTCCGGGATCCCAAGCAGGCACTTGTTTTCCCAGTGCACGCAGTTCCGGCAGCTGGCGCCACCATCCAGCCTGGCGTATTTACGCATCATCACCTCGCGCTTCATCTCCACCCGCCCAGCTGGGGTTTTGTTGTAGCACTTACAGCAATAGATGGGGTTGCGAGTGTTTTTCCCGCAGCTGTAGCAAAGTCGCTCATTGATGTTCAGTGAGATTTGAGTCATGAGAAGTGAACGTCAGATGCATTTTTTGTTAATCGAAGCCCCCAGTGTGGGGCGTGCTGAACTGCAAATTTTGGAACGATTGACTCCAGCGAAAAGAAAAACTCTTCACAAGCGAGACATTTACGTTTCCGCAGCTTTTGTTTGTCTGTGTTGTTGCGCGTCAGCACAACACGAGTCTGTTTACTGTTGGCACCGCAGTGAGGACAGTTCATCTTGTTGGGCTAGAAGAGTTTCAGCTTGTCGCCATCTTTGGCGTGTGATGATGTCTCGCACGTGGGTAAATGAGATGCCGTACCTTTTAGCAAGTTCTGTTGACGCAGTGCCATTAGCCGCCTCTTGGCGAATAGCGACTACATCTCTCGGTGTTAGTACCGAAGTAACCGGAACGTGCCCACGCTTAAAGCTGCCTTTATTAGCTGCTTTAGTTGGTTTGGCCTCGTGTACGTAGGAGAAGAGCTGGTCTAAATCAAGATCCATTTATTTTTCGATATAAGCATCCGTAGCCATGCGGTTGATGAGGCGGTTCAAGTACCACTGCGCCTTGCGGGCATCTTCGTACGGGTCATTTTTTAACCACATACGACTGAGGTACTTGATAACCTGCCATTGAAGGCCCCCAAGCACTGGATCGGGCGCGGCCTTCACCCAGTCTTCGAGCACATCAATCACCTCCGTCTTCCCAGCTGTGTAGTGGGCGGGGTGATTCACGGAATCCACGGTGGTCAGTCGAAATTCGTTCATCCTTTAGAAGCCTGAACTTGTTGATCGCCCTGGTAGCGCCCGGTCTGTGAATAGTCCTTATTCGGGAAGGCCATCTTGTGGAACACAATCTGCCCAATCCGCATCCCCGGCCAAATCGGCACAGGGTGAAGTACACGAGCATTCACGAGTTCGAGCGTCAGGCGGCCCTCAAAGCCCGGGTCGATGTACCCGGCCATGAGGTGTTCGATCCCCTCACGGGCACGACTCGACTTAAGCGCAAGCTGTCCCGCCGTGCTGCTTGGGAGAGCGAATCGCTCCAGCGTTTCCGCCAGTACGAACTCGCGTGGCTGGAGCATGAACGGCGCTTCCTGCGTAAACCCGGCGATCGAGAAGGGTTGTAGCTCGGAAACCTGCTTGTCCTCGATGAGGAGGTTCTCGCCAAGCCTCACGTCCAGGCTGGCCGGATTGACCAGCGCTGGATCGTAAGGATGGACCAAACCCCGTCTAGCGAGACAAACAATCTCGTAGTCGGGAAGGATCATGCCTCGACGGAAGCGGGCGCGTGATCCTGGTTGAGCTGCACGTGTGCCCAGCTGTTGCCGTACTTGATGCCGTAGATGGTGGTCACATGGACCCCAAACTGTTTAGCAATCTGCGAAGCAGGTCGATCACCAGCAGCCAACTGGCGCTTGATCTCAATGACCTTGGTTTCATTCAGCGCTCCACGGCGATTGCGGCGGGCACGGCGGGTGGTTTTGGGCTTGGCCTCGGCAACCGCCTTAGGAGCGGCGGCACTAGCAGGCTTGGAATCCAGAGAGACACTGACGGACCCGCCAAGAATTGACTGGAGCTTGCTGAGCGTTTGAGTCAGTTCCTTGTGCTGTGAATCAGAAAGGATGTGCATTTGCATGGGATGGAGCGTGAGCAGTGTAGTAGGAGAAGAACTCAGTTATCGAGTTCCAGCCGAATTGCAGCTTGAAAGTAACCTGCCACTTTGATGCGGCGGTACTCACCGCCAGCTGCTTCGGACTGTTTGTCCTCAATTTGGTCGTAGCGGAAGCGGGCTTCATTGAGGGCAGCGAGCGTATCCACATTGAGCATGTGCAGCTCGTCAGTGGAGAGCTTCTTCAGCTCATGTAGGTAGATCGTCCGATTCAGCAGGTAAGACCTGTAGAACGGCGCGTCGTTCAGTTCAGTCATGCAGAAAGATTTGGATCCTGCTGCTTCAGCGAGTCGAGACTCGGCAGTTGCAGTTTGAGAATCTCGGTAATCGCGAGCTTTGCCAGGGTAGGAGATGCGACCGAATCGCTTGTGGCAAAGACGTACATCAGGTGGCGATAAAGCTGGGTCAGGGTGCGGACCTTGACCCAGTGGGTGTCGCCAGGGATGGGCTCAGTGCCGTATTCCCAGTCGTCGTAATCGCTGGAGTTACGAAGCTCCCGCGCCTCACTCGTCTGGATCAACCGGTGACCAGTCGTCAATGCGGTCGGCGATGAGCTTTCGGAGGAGTGCATCGGTCGCCGGGATCAGATCTTCATCCGAAAGGTAGAAGGAGCCTCGGCACAGGGCAGGTCCCCACTCCGGCGGGTCGAGGAGCGTTTGCTGGCGGACCAGCACCATTTCATCAACAAAAGCAGTGACGCGGAGGAGGCCATCGGGATCAAATTCAAGGCTGTCAATTTCAAGAACCTGGCTCACTTGCTTTCCTCCACAGCAGTCTGGTCAACAGCAAGGGAAGCCAGCCACTCGTCCCAGCTCATCTTCAGAAACATCTCCAAGTCTTCAAGGTCCTGAAGCTTGTCGATGTAGAAGGCGGGGTTGATGAAGCCGTTGCCCTCCAACTCAGTGATTTTCTGCTGGAGCACGGCCTTGCTGGCGAGCACGGCGTAGTACCAGCGACTGAGGTTGAGGCTGTTGGTCTTGATCGAGTAGTCCATTTAATTGAATGAAAAAAGCAGGCCATCGCTGACCTGCCTGAAGTGTTACACAGAAGAGCTGTGCAGTCAAGCCCTAGATCGGGTAGGTTGGCGGCTCGAAATTTCTATTGAGGAATCTCGAAGCGTCCGCCGACGGCAGGCGACGGTGAGGGGAGGACTGCTCCGGCAAGCTCCCCACCTGCCTCACTCATGAACGTCAAGGTCAACGGGCTGGTACTGGGTCAGTACGCACACGTCAGCCCCTTGCCGCAGAGCGGTGCCCACCACGTAGCTGAACTGCGCCTGGGCGTCGGGGCATTCCTCGATCTGGTACTCCTCGACCTCGCTGGCGTGCCCGTTCCCCTTCAGCCACTCAATCCGAACCACCGCCATCAACTCGGTGGGGATGTCACCGATGGTGTAGGCGAGGACCGGCTTACGGAATGGCTTGGGGGGAGTCGGTTCAGGTTTCGCCACGGGATCCCTCCAAAGCAACCGGGCCAGGATTCTCACTGGCCATAGGAAAAACCTAGGCACGGCTAGCAAGAGCTGCCCTCCTGTACCGGCACGGTTTGGCGTACACGGCCTCCAGCTCCTCCTCTGTTGGCTCGTCAATTCCAGTCCCAACGACACGCTGGACCCGGAACGGGTGTCCGTTTTTGTACTCGATCTTCGTGACCAGCCGCCAGTCGCTGACTTTTTGGACCCACACGTTGAAACGGTCCTGCTCCGTCTGGGGATACAGCGTGGGTCGCCCGTCTGTTGTGTAGTACATCACTTCCAGAAATTGTTGGCCTCGTTGCTGAGCTGGCGCAGCTCTTCCGAGGTGCGCTCCCCTTGGGGGGTTACAGAAAAAGTGTCCCCCTGAGCAGAACCCGCATCAACACTGGTGGTCTCAGGGGGACAACTGTTTTCGTGTCCCCCTTGTTTGGAGCTTTTCTGGCGGTGCTGCTCCACCAGCTCCAGCAACGCGGTTTCTTGGCTCGAAATTAAGGGGGACACCTCTACCCCCTGTCCCCCTAATTTTCCCTGTCCCAGACTGGATTTATGGGTAGGGGGACACTCTCTCTCACACATATCACGCGAGACCCTTGCGAAGTACCGCTTGACGGTGGAACCAGCTCGCTTGGTGCTCGGCTCGTCCTTGCTCACGATCAAGCCACGGGCTTCAAGACGCTGGAGCGCTTTTTTGATGCCGGTGACGCTGCCGCCGCAGATCGGATCAGCGTTCAGCTGTTCACGAGTCCGCCCCTCATCTTTTTTGGCCGCGCTACGCAAGCGCTGGAGCACCCGATCCACGATCGACGCCGGCGTGGCGCTTTCCGTGGTCATCTCCACGTAGTCCTTCAGCTCGAAGGTGAGGTCTTCAAGCATCCGCAGGATCAGCTTGGTGCCGCCACGGCCAGCCCGGCTTTTCTCGATGGTGATGAAGCGACTGGAGTAACCAACCCGTTCGATCTCCTTCTCAGACGGCTTCCGAAGGCTCCAGACCTCGTCGCAGCTATCCCGTAGGGCTGTGCTGCCCCTGAAGCCGCCGCTCTTATTCGAGTGGTGCACAACGAGGATCGTGCAGGCGGGGAAAAGGCGACCGTTGTTGTTGGCCAACCAGTAGAGGGGACCTGCAAACTCCTTCCGGTTCTCATCAAAAGCGGAACCACGAGAGCAACCCGTGATCGAGTCGATGATCACCAGAGAGGGCTGGTGCTTCTCAATCAACTTGACGAAACGCATGTACCAGTTGAGGTCCCACCCCATGACGACGCGGATGGGATCACCGTGGTTGAGTTCCAGGTCCTCCATCTGCTGCTTGACCTGAACTTCGGACTGGTCACCGTTAAGGATCAGGACTTTGCCCTTCTGCACTGGGACATTTGCATCTCGGATAGAGAAGGGGATACCGCGAGCGATGTGTTTGGCCAGCGTCCAGGCGGTCATTGATTTGCCGTCGCCACCAGCGCCGTGAATCATCACCAGACCAGGCTTAGGCAGCAGATCAGGGATCAGGTAGTCCAGCTTCGTCTCCTTATCGAGCAGATCACCGATGTCCATGTCGTCATCGCGCTGTTCGTACTGGATCTGGCTGATGAGCAGCCGTTCCAAGGCCCCAGCATCGCGGTAGCCGGCTTCCAGAGCCAGCGCGTTCATGCGGTGAGCCATCTCAGCAGGGTTGTCGAGCTGCTGGATGTCTTTGGCGCGGGCGATCACCTCGGCGTAGCTGAGATTCGCCTGACGGAAGCGGATTACGGAATCGTGCTCGGCGTCAGCGACCACCTTCCGGAGGTCTTCGGACAGCCAAAGCCGCCCAGGCATCTGCTGGTCAGCCAAATAGAAGAGCGTGCCGAGGCTGACCGGACCCTTGCGGAAGGACTTCCAGACCTCCTCGCAGGGATTGGCGCCGACCCAATCATTATGAAATTCGGGGTCTTCTGAGGACCAAGCCGCCCACAAGGTCATACCGAGATCAGTCGGCAACTCCGAGTGGATCGCCATCCCGACCTTCACCCAGAAATCACGGCTACCAGCGCCTTGACCAGGGATGACCTTCAGTGCGGACTGAATGATCTCGGCAATTTCATCAGGATCCCGGTCAGAGAAGTCGAGCGCCTTGCGGTTTTTGATGAAGCCCCCGTCCTGCAGCTCCTTGCCGCAGTGGTCCCGCATCTCAGCCAGCAGCCACTCAGGAGCCTCAGGAATCGCCTCCAGGTCACCTTCAAAACCGTAATGACCAGTTGGAGCCTTCCCATCACTGGAGCCCGGATAAGCCCCGTAGATGACCCCCTGACGGCCCCAGAGGACCTCGTAGCCCGATCCGGTATCCGACAGCCCGAAGCCCCTTACCTTGCCCCACAGGGCCTCAGGGACGCGGTAGAGGTACTTCGCGGCATTGGCCTTGGTCGAAGTAACGACTGGAACGTTCTCAAGCGTCTCGCCCCACTTCTTTTTGAGACGCGAAAGGTTGTGGTCAACATCAAGGATGACCAAGCCGCCACTGCGAGGGCCGGTGAAAGCACCGACAGCCTGAAAAACAGCTGGCTGGCGCTCCACCTGCAAGGCCACATCAGCGGCATTCATGGACTGATGGTGACTGCGCTCTAGCGGCGTCTTGCCCTTGCTCTCCTTACCGGACTGGAGCTTGCAACCCTTGGCGTAGATGGGTGCGTAAGCGATACCAGCGGGCAGCTGCTTGATGAACGCCAGCAGCTCTTGCGTCTTATGGGACGACATTGTAGACTCTTACACGAGAATGTTCA